CCAATGCGCTGCCCGTTTTGCTGGCTGCCCCGTGTTTGACCTGCAGCTTCCAACCAGCGGCCAGAACTACGTTTTCATCGTTGATCCAGACTTCACCGGGTCCTAAGGTGCGGGATTCTGACCATTTCACATTGCTCGATCCATCGATGATCTGCAGGCTGATCGTTTGGCTGGCTGTGTCAGAATTTTGCAGGGCATAAGCCAATAACGAATAAGCGTGTCCGGATGGGACGGTGAGCACATCAGTCCAGGAGACCCCCGAGAAGTTCACCAACCCCATTTCACCTTCCCATGCCACACAGCTTGCTGTGATCCTGGCCGCGCAAGTAGCTGCTACTTTGGCCTGGATCGATGTTGTAGAATCCAGCAAAAAAGGAAAATTCACAATAAATCGTTCGCCGGGTATCAATGAGGGGTTCATCACCAGGTAATCTGTACCTGAGCACACGATTTTGAGATAAAAGTCGGTGGTTACCGCTGTATCGATATTTTTGATCGCAATCTGGTTCACCCGCAAAATTCCGCTTGCAGGTGCGGCCACCAGGTTGGCATAACTCGTCGTCGGAGTTAAGAATGTACTGGCATTGCCGATCTCACCAATCCCTTTTAGGTGGGAGCTTTTGTACACCTGGTTGGGTGTCATGGGTATTGGGGTCATAGCAAATCCTTTCTTTTGTTGTCACCTGCCCCCTTGGTTTTAATAGGGGGTTGCGAATAATCAGCAAGCAATCTAGTTTTCAAAGCATCACCTCACCGGTATGCTGGATGGTTAGATCATCCTGATCCACCGAGTTGTCATATCCCACCAAAAAACGGCACAGCATCGATCCGCTGTTCGCCGTCAGGCTGGCAGCCATCCCACCGAACAGACCACCTTCACGGATGTAGAAGCTGCACTCGCTGGCCAGCAGGAAAACACTCGAATAAACATAAATATCCCCCTGAGTGCATTCCGTCAGCGCCTTGCGCAAGGTTTCTGTCACCAACTGGGTATCTGATACCACAGGTGCGGTCGTTCCCGTGCCGAAGGCGATATAGGTCAACCCCGCTGATTCCTGCCCGCTGATCCTTCTGGCGATAAACTGCCTCCCGGAGGTTGTGGTCAGATTGTGCATCTTCACCTGATGTTTCATTCTGCCGGCGTGTGTCGCGATCTGGATCGCCTCCCTCAACGGCATACCAAAACCCATCAGCCGGCCGATTACCCCCGGTTTGAATGCGCTCACTGTCACCATTCCCTCGACCCTGCACAACTGATCTTCCATACCAATAAAATGATTCATTTTATTCAGCTCCATACGTCGAATAATCTGCCAGTCCCACATCATACAAATAGGGTCCCTTCGTACCGCTCACCGTCACGCCCAGGTCTTCAAATCCGAACTCATCCGTGAAGTCCAGCGCCCGGTTGAGGATCTCGTCCGCGGAAATATCACTGTCGCTGATCGCCTGAGCGCTCTTCAGCGTCATCAGCAGGCTCACCAGGGTATCCGTGCCGTCCCCAACTTCCACATGGCTCGAAATATGTCCGCCCACCCCGATGGTGGTGGTCACCCGGTTGATCAAATAGTTTCCGCTCACTCCGCGCACCGGCAGGTCGACCGCCAGCGTTTGCCCGGCCCGCAGTCCCGGTTTACGCACATCGAACGAGATGGATTCGGTCTCAAAGGCATTCTGCAGCAATTCAGTGGCGCAGCGGATCCGCGCCACGATTGGGTCGGTAATGCTGGTATCCGTGATCACGGTCTTCATCCACTTTCCGTAATGCTGAAAGCTGGCAAAGTTCCTAGCCACCACATGCACCGGGGTCTCTATCCTTCCATCGATGCTGATGGCATCGGCCTGCGTTGGCCAGTACGTTTCCTGGCTCAGTCTGGCTTCGCTCTCGTAGTACAGCACCTCATTTCGTGCCCCCAGCGTGTCAGAGTTGCCGGTCTTGACCGTCAAGGTCGTCCACACCGCCATATTCACCCTTGTCGATGTGGAGTTGTTCGCCGTCCCTGTCCAGGCGTACCCCGTGCCTAGAGAGCCGTCGCAGTAGGCGCTCGGCCAGGCCAGTTTTTCAGCCTGCACTCCGTCAAAATAGGCCACCGTCGTCGAATCCACCGCATTGTTGTGCAACTCCACTCGCAGGGTCAATGCCGCTGCCGTATTGTTGATATAGGTAGCCGTCAATTGCTCCCAGGCGCTGGTATTGCGGTTTACCTGCTCGATCAACGCGACGAGGCCAACCGTGTCATAGATGGCGATGCTGGCCATGCCGGCAGTGGCGCAGTAGGTCATAGCCTGCACGCTCAGTGGCTCCCCCGGCGCCAGGTTGATCGTTGTGGCTGCCTGGGCCTTGCTCTGGGCCGTACCTGCCGTGATCTTTAGGGATTTAGTACCCTTGTTGTATTTGGTCGTGTCCTGAGCCCACACAGCGCCCGTGCCGGCCTGTGTCTGAGTCCATCCGTCCGTGATATTGGTCTCAAACGATGGATTCACCACCAGGTTGGTGGTCGCCCCGCCGTCGTTGCGCCGTACCACGATCTTGCTGGCCGTCGACCAGGCGCTCAGTTTCTTATCCAGGTACAGATCAACCCCGTTGCCCACTTTCGTGAACAGATAGGTCAGGTCCGCCCCCAGCGAACTTCCGCCGATCAATTCGATCTCGTTCACCACATCCGTCGCATCCACATTCACCGAGACGTTCTCGGCGTGCGCATTGGCTGCATCTGTCAGATCGGTGTTGACCGCAAACGGCGCTATATCCTGCACGGCGCCAAAATAATGCAATTTCTTGTCATAATCCACATACCACCTGGCGCCGCTTTGGGTCGCCAGCCAGGCGATGATGTCGTATACTGCGATCAAATTGAATGTCTTCGAGGGGATGGTGCGCACGGCGGTCACGCAGCTCGAGGCGTCATAATCCGCCAGTTCCGGGCTGGCTGCGAATACCGCCGCGATGATCTGTTTATCCGTCTGAGCCGTAAAACTCCCCTGGTAATAGACTTTCTTCAGGTAAGCGCCGTAATCCGAAGCCCCCACCAGATATTTATTTTTGGTCAAGTTCGTCGCTGCCGATTTCACCGGAGTCATCGTGAACCCGCCGAATAGCTTATTGTCGCCATCCTTCACCCGGATATCCTGCCAGCCGCTCACTGCCGTGCCGTTCTTATCGCTGATCTGGATGTCCAGCGTGTCCAGCTCCTCGTTGATAGCCGAAGTGACCGTGATCACGTGCTCGTTCAAGTCCACGTTCCCGGTCACGTCCACGCTGTCCAGCAGCACCTGCAAAGCAACGGTGTCAGTCATTATTTACCCATCCTCTGTAGCCTGATTTTCTGCATCACCTTGTTCGCCACAGCGTCCGGATCCCCAGCGCCGTTGACGATGATAGTAACGTTTCCTCCCAAACTTCCAGTGGGATAAACTTGTCCTGGTTGATTAAATACAACCGGCTCAGGACCTTTTTCGCCCACCATCATCACTTCTCCGGCACCAAATAAACCGCCGAGTGCCTTATTTGAGGGAGGTGTTGAAGTGTAACTAAATCCGCCTCCTGTTGCTTTTGAATCTGCAACTTGATATTTTCCACCGGAAACGACACCCGTATATGTTCCGCCATTGGCTGCTTTTTCTCCAGCAGAAGATGAACCTGTTGCGGTATAGGTGTATCTTGGCGTATCACTGTCAACCTCTTGCCCGGTATAAGGCACTCCAGAATAATTTGAGACAACGTTTAATTGGATCGTTTTTTCAGCGGGTAAATTGAAAATATTTACTAAACCATCATAATAATTCTCCGCTTCTTGTGTCGCCTGTCTCATTGAATCCGCATTGTTGATTAATCCTTTATCATTCTCTGGATATTTATTGATAATTAATTCCAAACCCTTGTAAAGGTTATAGTCAGCGTCGCTCAAAATACCCATATGATGTCCTAATTCAAGTTGAGCATCTGAATCCAAATGGGAAGCAATTTGCTGGTAGATCATATCCGCCGTGGTTTTACGAATAGCCTCGTCAGCTTGTTCTTGCTTTGTTTTATTTTCATCCAGGCTGTTGTTCAACCCGGCGATCGCGCCCGGTCCGGCTGCCAGCGCATTTTTTTCATCATCCAGAGCCTTTTGGGTTTTATTTATTTTGGTGGCCAGATCTCCGGAAGTATTCCCGCTTTCGAGCATTTCTTCTTTATAAAGAGCCAGTTGATCCTTTAGATCGATGATCTTCTGCGGTGCCTCGGCATAGACATCCTTTTGCCATTTCAATGATTCTGTTAACTTATCCTGCTCGGTTGTCAGGTCTTTAGTTGTTTCAGCATAAGTTTGTTCGGCCTTAAGTAATGTACCGCTGATTCCGGCTTTTACAGCAGCAATAGCATCTTCTTCCGAAAGCAAACCACTGGTAACTGTGTCTCCGGCGGATACAAAGGTTTTGGCCCAGTTATCGGTACTTTGCATCATATCTTCGTAATTCTTTATAAATATTTTGGCAGCTTCACTGGTACCGTCGGCAACGGCGAATAGTTCATCTTGGGAGGATGCTTTAGCTGCTGCCAATTCATATTGGAGGGAATTTGACCAGGCGGCCATTGCCAGGCTATCTTCATTTGTGGATTTTTTATTATCGGCCATATGGTTATCCCAACCTGCCCAGAACTCATTCCAGGCTCTGGCAATGGGAACAAAATCTTCACCCATAACTTCATTGAGATTTTTCTGAGCGTTTTTTAGGTCAGTACTTCCATCACTGGCGGTATTCATTGCTGCTGCAGTTCCGCCAACCTTTGCATTCACAGCATCCAGAATGACCTCTTGAGCCTGAGCTATTTGGTTAGTATCGACAAAATTCTGGATCAATTCCTTTTGATCGTCGGAAAATTTGATCCCGGCTTTTTGCAATTTTGTCAGGCTTCCAACGGGGTCATTGAGCGCCATTCCCAAAGATTTTGACGAACTTTCCAGACCACCAAACGTGGTCGACATATCGATAGCAGTTTGAATTGCTTTAGGGAAAATACTTCCACCAATATTTTGATAGGTAAGCATCAAAGACTGGGCATTGATGACATTATCATCCTCGATACCATTCAACCTGGAAAGTTTTTCAGCCATATCCATCAATTGATTGCCAGTCATATCTACCTGGTCGCCGGTTGATTTCAGAATGGCATCTTGTTTTGCAGCGATAATATTGAAGTTATTTGCTTCACTTTCGGCTTCTTTGGCCCAATCAATAAACTTCTTTCCCACGGCCACGGCAGCAGTTAATGCGCCGGCGTAAGTAAGACTCAACCCGGTCACCGATTGAAACCCGGAGCTCAATTCCTTCAAAGCAGACTTGGTATCTTTATCCCCAAACCCGCTCTTCATCGTATTAATAACAATATTAATTACACTGTCAGCCATTTTTCACCTACCAATAAAGTTGCCTAAATAGTCTGCCGCCAGCCCTCTGGTTCTATGTTTGTTGCGAGGAGGGCGCAGCCCGACGAAGCAATCCCGCCTTTAGTTCCACCTGCGCCAGTTACTTCAAACCCGCTTCCCTTTTCCACTTCTCGCGGATCTCTTCCACCCGCTGCTGCCCCTCCCGCATACCCGGTAGATCCTCGGCCATGGCCAGTATCCGATCCATTACCTCATCTGACACGAACTGCACCTCCCACGGTGCCACGAACGGCCCCCCCAGTGCTTCGTTTACCATCTTTGCCTTGCTGATCGCGATGAACCATTCATCATTGGTCTGCCCTTCCTGTACTATTTGCAGAAGGGCAGACTCAATTAGTTTTTTAATGCCTCGCGGTGTTCGTTGATCAATTCAAATGTGCGCTTGATCAACCAGTTCATTAACATCGGGTCGGTTTCCTCAGCCTGCGCGAATAACGCAATCACATCTTCTTGCGTGAGCGGTTCTCCGTTTTGGTGCCAGACCTTCCCGTACCAGCTTTCTATATCTTCGTTCAATTCGACAATATGTTTCTTGATAGCATCGATGTGTTTCTGGTCCGGTTCTTTTTCATCTTTGGCGGTTTTCAATTCATCCAGGGCGGCTTTGAATGACACAAAGATTGAATCATGCTCCATCCCTATTGCCTTTGGGAAGTTCACCCATACTTCGATGACCGCTTCCTCCCCAAATTCAGGCGCGTAATCGCTCAGATGGATGCTTTTGAAGATCTTCGGTATCTCAAAATTAAAAGACATTTGGTAATCCTCCTACAGAGTGGCAACGCCAGTGATCACCTTCGGCACGATCAACTTGCTGCTTACCGGGTCATATTGTCCATGCAGCACCAGGGTATCCAGGTTGCCCCCCTTGCCTCGGTCGTTCTGCGCCATCGGGATAACGTCCTCGATGTAGCCGCACAGATCAAACTGCACCAGCGCATTCTTGCCCGTGCCGCCGATCACAGGCCCGTTTAGTGCCAGGCGTGCGCATTTGAACGTCCCAATTGCAGCACGCAGCGCTTCTGTGGCTGCCCCACGTTTCGCAGTCAAATTCAACAAGAAACTGAGTGGCCCCTGGCCGATCTCATCGAATGTTTCTTGGGAACTGCTATTGAACATCGGGTAAGCCCCGCCGGCGATGGTCAGGTCAAAGGACCGCATAAAATTCGCCATCACGGTCGTTCCTGCCGCTGCATAGGTCGGGTCAATGGCCAGTGTTGCCAGCTTTGCACTCAAATATGTGGTCGCCAGGGGCGATAGTGCCGCCGTGAATGTGGTGTTGGTGTTCTGCAGCGCGAAATAATCAGCTTCCACCTTTACCGAGCTCTCCCCGCCGTCCTGGTTCACCTGCCCGGAGATCTTGAGGCTTTTGAAAATACTGAAGGCATGCTGAACTGCCTGCACATTATCCCCGCGTTCAATCGTCAGGCTGTCCTGTGCGTTCGACCCGGTCAGCGACGGCTCATTGGCCCACTGCCAGTCGCCCTTACCGGTGGTACCCTCGGTTGGCGATACCCCACCTTTGAGCAGACAGCTCAGCAAATAGGGAAACAACTCAAAGAAACCGTGATCCCAGCTCAAAGTGTCCTGCACCAGGATTCCCTGGATCAACTTGCCGGTGACGTCCGCGTTCACGCCCACATCATATGGGATAGGCGTAACCTTGCGATCCACCGGGATCTGTTTTTGAGAGATCGGCAGCAACTTGGTGGCCGCTACTGGTGTGCCCTGGGCAAGAGCGCTTTCCTTGCCAATTTGTACTTTACCTAAAACGGGTACTGGTGACATTTACTACCTCCTGTGACTTTTGGTCAGATTCCTAACGTTAATTTACCTGAAAGGCTTTCAAATAGATCCCAATAAACGATGATCCCATAATGCTCAGTCTCATCGCCGTATTTCAAAATGGAGGGTTGCATGGATTTGATGGGTCTGATCTGGAACCCTTCCACCAACCCATTCAATGTATAGCTGACGACTGCTGCCTTTGCGATCAATCGATAATATTGTTCCACATAGCCCAAAGACTTTTTATTGATATCCAGCGTCAGGTGAAATTCGGTTTGCCCGTGCCAGGCGGCGCTGTTCAAGTCAGACTGGTTGTAGCTCAGGTCGTTCGCCTCCGGGAAGAGGAAACTTAAAGCGCATGGCACAAACTGAATGATGTCTGGCAGCTCGTTGAATTCGTAAGACTTCATTGTTTTGCCCTGGCCATCCTTGATCGATTTCCACAGCGCGGCCACTGCCGGTCCCCACAGCTCAACGCCCCACATATCCGCTTTGGTCAATTTAGCCGTTGTCATGGTTATGGATCTCCTCAATCATCCGGTGGATCACATCATTGATCGTATTCACCACCAGGTCAGCAACTTCGCTCACCGTGGGTTGCACAATTGGCCTCGCCTGCAGGCCGTTCCTTCCAATGCTTTTCGCCACCGCAAAAGCCACCTGCAGCGCATTGGTTGCGCTGGCTCCGAGCTTCTTTTGAACCCAATCCACCAGAGCGCTTGCAGGCAAATAAGATGAATTACTTCCACCCTTGGCCCGGGCATCTCGCTTGCGTTCCTTACCCCGCCAGGTGCTCACATTCGCACCCCGGTCATGCCATTGCGCCCCGCCTGCAATTAACCTGAAGATGTGCCTGCGCTTCGAATTAGGTCCCAACGTCAACGTCACCGAACCCACCCCGTTCTGCGTGATCTTGCTGGTCAGGCTCTTCGAGGTCGCCCCCGAGAAAATTGGCATATTTTGCCGTTCTGCTGGCTTGATAACCCCACCCAATTTCCTCATTCCCGGCACCAGATAATCGATATTTACCCCCATCGACTCCAAAAAGGTGAGTTGATTGAGGGCTTCTTGCATACCGGTTACCTGGATCAGTTCGTTTTGGTCTTTCATCAATACACCTTCTATAGCGCGTAATTCTCTTCAATAAACTTGATTTGATTTGGCGGGAACTCGCTGAAATACATGCTTTCGCCTGTTTCTGCGTTCCCGACCCTTCCCTGAAAACCAGACCTGACCTTCATGGTCATCAATCCGGCGATTTGTCTGCATAAATAATTCAGATCATCCGGCACCATATATTCTTGGATAGCCGCTTCATTGTGAACTGCTGCATTAGTGCCATTTACACCCCTCAAAACCACATAAGTTCGATAAACAGAAAGAGGTTCATCATCTGCGTGATTGGTGATCAATGTCTGGTTCCAGCCCCGTTGCACGGTCAACGAATTTCCGCTGACCCGCTCGATTAAAAGGTCTTCACTTTCAACTCGGATTACTTCATCTTCAAAGACTTCGCTTCCATCATCGATTTCGATTATCTGAGATGAATTGACGTCGTCGATCTCGCCGTTTAATTTAGACGTAAGTAGCGTCGGCGCTGGGCTCCCCTTGGAACCATTACCGCAGGTAATAAATTCCTGTTCATCATCGATCAAAAGTACCATGCCAGGGCTAATCAATCCGCCATTGCTGACGATCATTGTTTTTTTTGTCTCAGTCTCTTGAGAGACGGTCAGATCGATCTCCATCAACTCTTCGTATTTTCCCCATAATCCATCGATCTCAACCACATCTTCAGAATGGAACCCGTGTTCGCGGGAGATCATTGTATAAGGCCCATTCGGCCAGCGTCGTTGGCTGGGTTGAAGGGCATAATTCCTGATCTCGACCCCGTTCACTTTTACAGAATTGACTTCCAAAAGGGGTGAAATAGCCAGGGCTTGGTCTTCATGGATGCGATAATCGACCGTAAATGTGCGAATTTCTTTCACGGGGATGAATGGGCCAAACTTCCCTTGGATTGCCTTGCTTGCTTCTTTCAGCCGTTCAGAAAGCCCATCGAAACTACTTCCTTTTTCTCCGGAGTTCATATCACTGATCAGTTGAGCGGTTGTCGCATAGATCTGCACATACTTCGTAGCCATGGCTTTTCTCCAATTTCCACTTCTCCGGAATACCCGGAGAAGTGGAAATGATTTCATAAACGATCTTTATGGTTCTGTTGCCGGGTTATTTGCGTCAGTTGGAGGATTCTCAACCTTCACAGTCTTATCGCCCTTTTTGGTAATTGTCGCTTTGGTTGGCGCCTTGGTTGGCGCTTTGGCCTGGTTCTTGGCTTTTTCTTCGGCCTTTTTCGCCACAGCAGCGGTAAGAACTTCTTCGACCGGCTTCCATCCAGCCCGCTTATGTGCCTCAAGCGTGGAGGGATGGATCGCCAAAACCTCGTTGTCCTTCGTTACCAGAATTAGGTTATCCATGATTTTCCTGGCCTAACCCAATAAGATAGTGATGTTCTCGGATTTGACGGCCTTATATCCCCAGGCGATGCCAACTTCATAGGCAACCCGGCGATATTGGCGATACACGCGTATTTCGAACGACAACCCGGTGATCGGGTCGGTAACGACCATGACTTCATCGGCAGCATCTCCGCCGTCCGGTGCAGCTGGCAAACGGGTTGCCAGGAAGATGGCACTGCGGTGGAAGGCTACATTTGGAGCATAGTCTCCACTGATGGTCAAAGCGTTTCCGGTCGGGATGATCATACGCGCGCCGGGGTTGCCTAAAGTAATAGTTCCAGGCGCAGCGATCCCGTTATTGACAACATATTTATTATTAGCGTCAGCCGCAAAGGTGACCACATCACCAGCCAGAACGGTTCCCGTCCCGGTGATCAAAGCGATAGCCTCGACGCCTTTTGCAGTTGCCCCACTGGTGACATAGGAAGCGCCGGTGCCTTTGCTATGTGTCGAGAGCTGGCCGGATTCGTGGACATCGAACTTGAGCAGCCGTCCGATGGTACCTTCGCGCAGGGTTTGATCGCTGCCAGCTTCATTGGCTTTGAGCAGGATGGATTGTTTACCCGTCAGGGCGGCAATGGTAGTGCTGTTAAACACTGCTTGCAGGTCAGAGGTTGGGCAGCCGTTATCTTTCAAAATCTTGGCAACATTTGAAAGATCGGTCAGATCGCCGTTGGTTGCCAACGGGGTAGCTCCGGCGGTGCCAAACGCGCGTGAAGCATGCGTGATAGCCTCTGTGGCTAGATCGGCTTCGATCATATTGCCGAGAGCGCGGAAGGCATTTTCAAAAGAGTTTTGCACGATGGTGGCTTTGGCGCTCGTCTGAGAAAGTCCCTTCAGCTCTTCGCCGGTCAAATAGAAGGTCTTGCTTTTCGCCTTGCTGATGGTTGCCGCGGGAGCACCTACAGAGGTGTCGCTGCCAGCTGGTCCGGTCGCAGCAGGCACGATATCCGCCGGGTCATCACCAGGCACGACGACTGGCCATGTGATTTGCTGACCAATTGCGGCCTGCTCGGCGCCGGTGTCTTTTAAAACAGCCGGGATGAAACCCACCTGTTCGCGTCCGACAGTATCAAGCGCTAACATGATGGTTGGGATCAAACCATTAAATATATTTCCCATTTCCTACCTCCACTACCAGTAATTTTTTCCGACCTTTAGTCGGAGATTTTCCCACCGGATTTGACGAATTTCATCTTTTCGGCAGGTTCCAACGCGTCGTAAGCAGCCCGCGTCATTTCGCTCTTGGCTTGATTGCCATCATTGAGAGCTTCATCGGTACCAGGTGTCGGCAAAAAATCTGCCGCAGGGCTGCTTGAAGGCTTCGAAGCATTCAAAATGGATTGATAAGTGGCATTCAATTGATCCACTTTTACCTGCGCCTCGTCCAGTTTCTGTCGCAGATCAATGGCCTTCTGCTTCCCTTCATCGGTACCATCATTGAAAGCAGTCTTCATTTCTTGCAAAATGAGTTGCTTCTCTTGCTCGGCCTTTTGCAGGTCGTCGTACACAGGTTTGAGCAATTCGTACATGTCTTCCTCCTTCTAAGAAAAAATATCCAGAAAATCACCGAGACGCTTGATCTCAAGTGCGTTTGCATCCACCGGCAGCTCACTGGTTTGCTCGACCGGTGGTACATTCGTTGACAAAGCTTCATTTTCTACCGAGATTGACTTCATTAGATTCATCACATTGACCGGTAGAGGGGTATAACTATCGAGACAGGCTTTGAATCCAGGCACGAAATTGGCAGGGATCCTGAGGTTCTTGACAGACTTTCCACTGATAACTTCATCCACAAAGCCATAATCCTTCGCTTCAGAGGCCGATAGCCAGGTTTCTTTATCCATAAGATCGGATAAAATACTCCGATCCTTGGCCGTTTTCGAGACATAAACATTTAAAATACCTTCTTTTACTTCGTCGAGAAGATCGGCTGCCTTGCGAAGATCGGTGGCATAGCCCATAGCTACCAAAGTTGGGTTATGTGTCATAAAAAGGGCACCTTCTCGCATGATGACTTGGTCGGCTCCGGTTATAACGATTGTCGCTGCGCTGGCGGCCATGCCAACGATATCTGCTGTCACCCTTCCCGGGTAATCCTGCAAGATGGATCGTATGACATTCGCGGCCACTACTTCTCCCCCTGGAGAATTGACTTTTATCCGGACAGGCCCCCCGGCGCCATTTTCATAAAGGTCATTTTTGAATTTCTTTGGAGTAATTTCA